CTCAATTACTTACTAAAATGGGAACATTCAATAATTACTTCAGGCGCAGACAAAACAATTTCAGGGCAGCTGCAGCTTTCCGCCGGCCCGCAATTGCAAGGTCGCATCACGAGGAAGCGCATCAGGTACAGGTCGCTAATTTTCTGCGCAGTAATTATCCTGAAGTACTCTTTACTATAAGCCCTATAGTAAAGGTCAGTCCTTTCCTTGCTAAGAAGCTTAAGGCAATGGGCTATACAGCTGGAACGCCTGACCTTATTATATTTTACCCGAAGGGCGCCTTTCATGGCTTAATGATTGAATTGAAAACGCCGAAGTCCATATATACCAGCAAAGGCACAGTTTCCGAAAAGCAGTCAGCTTTCCTTGAAAAATTAAATAGCTTAGGCTATAAAGCAATTGTTTGCTATGGCGCAGCTGAAGCGGAGCAGGCAATTAAGGAGTATATGCTGCTATGAATACAGAAAAAGAAAATATAAAAATGCGGCTGGAATTCGGAAACCCGAAGCATATTGAATTAAAAAAGTCTTACGAAAGGACAAAGGACATTGAAAGCCTGAAATTAAAATTGAAAGGCAAAGTCCGCTGCCCTTTTTGCAGCGCAATAAAAAAGGAAGTCGTGGACTACAATTTAAGCGAAGGCTGGATATTATGGGAAGGCTGCGGAACAGCAGGCTGCCGGGATAATGGCGCTTCAAATAATTATGACGCTTCATGGGACGGCATGACCGACCTGAACGGAAAGGTCGAAGGACTGTAAAATGCCATTAATTGAAAACGATTTATTCTTAGGTACTCGCGACAAAGTAAAGACAGCTATTGAAAGGCTGCAGCATTATGAACCGCCGAAAGGCTATTGCCTTGCATTCAGCGGCGGCAAGGACAGCATAGTAGTTAAAAAGCTTGTTGAAATGTCAGGCGTAAAATTCAGGGCTTACTTCAATTTGACTACTGTAGACCCTCCTGAAATATTAAACTTTGTGCGCCAGTACCATAAAGACGTAAAATTCATGACGCCGCTTTATACCATGCGCCAGCTTATAGCTAAGAAGCTTATGCCGCCGACCCGAATTGCTCGCTATTGCTGCGAATACCTGAAGGAAGGAAAAGGCAAAGCTACTGGCTGCAATACTGGCGATACTGTAATTACAGGCGTCAGGTGGGCTGAAAGCGTAAAGCGAAGCAAGCGCCGCATGCTTGAAGTATGCCTGAAAGATAAGCAGAAAACATACTTGCATCCAGCAATTGATTGGAGCGATAACGAAGTCTGGGAATTCATAAAAGAATATAAGCTACCTTATTGCAAGCTATATGACGAAGGCTTTAAGCGTATAGGCTGTATTGCATGCCCTATGTCGAACAGGCAAAAGGAAGACCTTGAAAGGTACCCACGCACAAAAGCCATGTACCTGAAAGCATTCGGCGAAATGATTGAAGCCCGAAAGGCGAAAGGGCTGCCAGCATTTCAGGGCGGAAAAAATGCGCAGGAAATTATGGCGTGGTGGACAAGCAATGCTGAAGGCGGCGATCCAGACCAGACTATACTTTTTGAATAAGAAGGCATTCATGGCAAATTACTATTACTGGAAGCGGAACAAGGAAAGCGAAGCTGTAAGAATGTTTAAGAAAAAGCAGCTGCTTGAAGCGCTTGAGGAAATATCCGGCAGCACAGGCTGGCGTGAATTCTATGTAAATAGGAAGCTGCGCATGGAATACATAAAAAGTCCGCATGCAATAAAGCCGATTGAAATTAAAAAGGGTACTGAATATTTGAATAATTGAATGCGAAAATTATTTGAAAAAATTATTGTTTGTTTAATAATAGCCTATTCAATTTTATGCTTTATACCTATAATGCTAAAATATGGCTGGAGGAAATATGAATGACCGATACTGCCCGAAATGGTACAGTCCTGATAATAGCGCCTGTATAAATTACTTAAGGCGTGGGAACGCTGAATGTATTGAATGCAAGAATAAATGTATAGAAGCCATGTCAAAGGCTTCAAGACAAAAAGGAAAGAAAAATGGAAGTAAAAACTGAATATTTATGCAGCTGCGGCGAGAAGCTTTTTTTTGAAACTATGGGAACTATATATTACTGCAAAGCCTGCGGCAATGAATATTCGCAAGAGGAAGTCATAAAGCTTAAGGGAAAAAAATCAAAAAAAATAAGGGGGGGCAAACAAATGGCAAAAAAAGGCAAATGTGTAAAATGTGAAAGGGAAGACATGACAATTGTTGCAAAGGGATTATGCTGGAAGTGCTATGACAGCGAAAGGAAGGGTGGCGGCAAAAAAGAAAAAAAGACAAAAAAACTAAAATGGATGAAAGACAAGCTGGCTGAAAGACCAGTTAAAAGCACAAAGGGAGCGCCTGATTTCCTGCTGAATTTTTTCCTTGTAATTAAAATGGACGGAAATGTTATACTTGAAAAGAATATAGGGAATACCTGCATAGAGTTAAAGTTTTAGCAAGGGGAGGGGAGATGAGCAAGAAAAAGGTTGAGAAAAGTTGCGAGGCTTGTGGTCTATATTTAAATGGGAATTGTCCAATAAAACCATATGATGAAAAAGGTTGTAAACGCTGGAAGCCGAAGCCCGAAAGCAAGGTCGAGGAGAGTTGTCAAGGTTGTAATTATTTTGACATACCCTTTGGTTGTTCAAAATCAGTTTGTGTCAGGAAGCCCGAAAGCAAGGGGATTGAGGTTGAGATAAAAAGGGATAGAACTGGTATACACATAATTAACTTGAAAGAATTAGAATATAAAATTATAGAGTTATTTGAAATAGGCGAAACCCGTAAATTTACAATAACCGAAAATAAGGATTAAATAACCAGCAAGGGGAGGGGGGATGGAAATCAAAACAGTAGACGAATTGGTAAGGCTGAAGGAAGTACTCGGGCTTGAAACGATAGGCAAGCTGCCAGTACTGAAAGTACAGTGCAGCAATTGTAAGGCGCATTTTTTCGTAGATGAAAATATTGTAAGCAAAATGCTTGCGACTACATGCCCTTATTGCAGCTGCGCCTATGTACCGCTGCGAGTATAGATATAGGGCGAACCCTGTAATTCCTGCGCTGCTTTGCATACGACGACGGGCAGACGCAGGTAAATCAGGGCGCCTGCCATTATAGAAGCAATGCCCGGCTGTAAATGGGTTTACTACTTTAACCCCTGCCATGCAGCCGGGCTTCATTAATCCGAAAAACCTTGACAAAGGCAGCTGAAGTATGGTATAAATAGAATAGCTATGAAAACTAAACAATCGGACAAATCTGACAAAAACGCCCTTAAAAAAGACGCCATAATAGAAAACCTCGCCAACGGCAATTCAATAGTAAAGTCCTGCAAGCTTTCAACAATTTCACATGATACTTTTTATAGATGGTATAAAGAAGACGCTGCCTTCAGGGCTGGCATTGACGCAGCGCAGCAAGGGCGCATTAAATTAGTAGAAGACTCCCTTTATATTACAGCCCTGAAAGGCAATACTACTGCCATGATATTTTATTTATGCAACCGCTGCCCTGAGAACTGGAAAAATTTAAATGAAACAAAATTTTCAGGAAAGGTCGGCTTCGCAGTAAGCTTTGATAAACAGGACGAAAAACTATAATGTATTATGCCTATAAAGAAAACGCCGAAGCAAATACTCGCTACCAATTTAATAGGCGCAAATAAGAATGTCTTGCTGGAAGGCGGAAGCCGAAGCGGTAAGACATTTATTATTATACGAAGTATGGTTGTCCGTTCTTTGCATTATCCGAATACATGGCATCTCGCAGCAAGGCTGCGGCTTAACCATGCAGTAAGGTCGCTGTTTATGAAAACAATCCCTGACGTGCTTAAAGGCTTAGGCATTGAAGGCAGCGTCAGACCGAATGCGCATGACTTCTATTATGAATTTCCGAATGGAAGCAGGCTATGGGTGGACGGCTTAGATGACAAGGAAAGGGTTGAAAAAATACTCGGCAATGAATATGCGACCATTTACTACAATGAAGCCAGCCAGATACATTCATACGATACAATTGAAATGGTTAATACAAGACTGAATCCGCCGCGAGGTGTACCCGGCAGAATAATTATTGATTACAATCCGCCGAGTATTCAGCACTGGGGCTATAAGGTTTACCATAAGCGGCAATTTCCTGACGGCAGACCAGTACCCGAAAACGACTACGCATGGCTGCAGATGAACCCTGAAGACAATCTTGAAAATATAAGCGAAGACTATATTACAGGGCTGCAGAATTTGTCCGCAGGAAAAAGGCGCCGCTTCCTTGACGGCGAATACGGGACAGATGAAGGCGCCCTTTGGAAGCGCAGCTGGATAAGGTACCAGAAACCGCCTGCAACATTAGTAAGGGTCGTGGTTGGCGTAGACCCTTCAGGCAGCATAAGCGGCGACGAAGTCGGAATAATAGCGGCTGGCTTAGGCGATAATGGCAAAAAATATATTCTTTGTGATAATACATTGAATGCAAGCCCTAAAGAATGGGGCGACGAAGTAGTAAGGGTATATGACAAATATGTCGCTGACGTTGTAGCTGCAGAGAAAAATTTCGGCGGCGACATGGTAGAAGCGACCATAACACAATTCGGAACGAAAAGCGTAAATGTCAAGCTCGTAAATGCAAGCAGAGGAAAAGCGGTCAGGGCGGAGCCTATTTCCGCCATGTATGAAAGGGGCGAAGTATTTCATGCAGAACCGCTACCAGAATTAGAGGACGAATTATGTACATGGAAGCCAGACGAGGAAATGAAAAGCCCTAACAGGCTTGACGCATTGGTGTGGGCGCTTACGGAATTAAGCGACGAAGGCGCTGGACTTGATTATGTATAAAGGAGCAATATTATGAAAACCGAAACTAAAAGAGAATTACTTAATGCTTTGAATGAAATTAAAACCCTGAAAGGCGACATTCAGAATGCGTTAGGCGACTTGCTGCCTATGCAAAGCTACCAGACCACGCAGCTTTCAAATTTTGAAACCCTGCTTATGAATAACCGCTATACGCCGCTTACAGTCCAGCGTGTGCTGCTTGCCTATTTATATCAGGAACATGGCATTATTCAAACCGCCGTAGACCAGCCAGTACAGGACGCAATCAGGGGCGGCTTAGATATTACAAGCGGCGAATTAAGCAATGACGACATAAAGGAATTACAGCGCTACCTTGACAGTCATAACGTGCTTGATACTGTAGCTGAAGCAATGACATGGATGCGGCTATTCGGCGGCGCCGGGATCATAATTAATATGGACGTAGACCCTGCGCAGCCCTTCAAGCATGAAGTAAGCAAAAACTTAGAATTCTATGCTTGCGACAGATGGGAGCTGGCAGCAGGAACAATAAGCGCTGATACATTCAATTTTTATGGCACGCATATTCATACCAGCAGGGTGCTGAAGCTTGCCGGCCGCAAAGCGCCCTCTTTCATAAGACCGCAGCTGCAAGGGTGGGGCATGTCCGAAGTAGAGCGCATGGTTCGCGACCTTAATTCTTACATGAAAAATAAAAACCTTATTTTTGAATTGCTTGATGAAAGCAAAATTGACGTATATAAAATTTCAGGCTTTAATAGCAGCCTGCTTTCAGGAATAGGAACCGAAAAAATTCGCAGGCGTATTGAAATA